GGTGAGCTTTCTCCATAGGCAAAGCAATATGTTTGTCTAGCTTCTTTTCTAAGCGTTCTAAACGATCTTCTGTGCGATGCTCAGAGTCTTTAACATAATGACCTGTTTTTGTAGGTTTTTGCTTATGCTCTTTAATTTCAAATGCCATTTGCTTCTCCAATCATTTTTAATGCGTTAAATTTAACATCTTCAACTCGTTTGAGCCAGCCTTTACCAAATACCGGAAAAGTCTTTAAACCTTCATAAAAGTTAATTTTACGCTGACTAAAAGCATCTACAATATCTTCTGGTTTCTTTTGGTCTAAAAGTTGCATAGTTCTTGGGCCAATAGTTCCGTCTGGCATACATTGGATGGCTTCTTGTAAGAGCTTTACAGCCCTTCCTGGCCCCATATTGACTGCTGCATCAAATAGGCAATAATCAACGCCTAAAGGCAATTGTGGTGCGTAGCAAGCCATCCAATATTTAGCCTTATAAAGCCCTGATACTTGATCAACTGTAAGATTACGCATAATTTTGTCATCTACAGGATGACCTAGCCATTCTTCAAGAACTCGCTGAGTTACCCCTAAATTAGTAACGCCACCTGGGTCTTGGCTATTATTAACGTAGCCACCTTCTGATTTAAGAACTAAATCAAGGCATTTATCAAAGTTGTTTTGCACTATCTAATCCTATTTGAGTCCGAATCCAATCTTGGGTTGATTCAAGTTGCTGGGTGGTTGTGGCACATTGTTCGGCAAAATCCAATGTGTTGATGGTAGTGCCATTAATTGTGATGGTGGCGTTGGGAACGCTGGACATTGCACCGCTACCGGTGTCGTTGAGCATCCTGTGATAAAAATTGTGAATATTACTGACATTAGCGTTGTACGCATCTGTTACTCCTCTATTTATTAATTCTTGTTCTTTAAGTTTTGCCTTGTTTTCGGCAATTTGTTGTTCTGCAACAATTTTGACTTTATCTTGGAAATCAACAAAGCGAATATGCTCAATATAGAAACCACTAGAAAAACTACCAAGTACAAGTACAAGATATATGTAAGTTTGTCCACTTAGACCGCCTAAAAGATTAAGTAAAAAGCTCATTGTGGCTCTGCACCAGATACTTGTTTTGCTGCTACTGAAGCTGCGCCTGAACCCGATACGATTCCCAAAGCACCAGCTAATTCAGTAAGACTAATATCTTTGCCTGTATATATTAAATAAATTGCAGAACAACCGACAAGCAAGAATCCAAGCATCCATGCCCATTTAGCAATGTCATGCGTATTGTTGTCTTTACCTGTCAATATGTGTGTAAATATTTCATTCATAATTTATAACCCCATGTTAAATACCATGATATTAATGCTGCAACTGCAAAACAATAAAACTGTACTTTACGCACTTCTTTTAGATCATGCTTGAATGCTTCATTATTTGCACGTTCCATGTTCTCTATATCTAGCTTAATCTTTAAAACTGCATCCCATTCTTTAGCTCCATACTTTTTAACAAAGTCTATCTTTAACTTTGCTTCTTTGTCGCTAATTTGCTTCTTTTGTTGCCAATCTTCTAAAGCCTTAATTAATGCTGTTTGCTTACGATGTTCTTCTTCTCTTGCTACTCTACGTCTTTCTATTGCTTTTTGTTGCGCTACAGCAAGTCCGTCATGCTGTATTCCTTCTATGCTTTTAGTTAAACCTTTACTAGCCTCTCTGCTTGCATCAATACTGCTGCTAAGAGTTTTTGCCCCTTGTGCAATACCGAATGGGTCTGACATGGTTCATTTTGCGCTGAAATAATGAGCTATAAAGCCTATAAAAGAGCTAATGCCTGATACCACCATCATGCCCACCCAAAAGCCGCCACGACCTTTATTTGCCATAGCCAATAGTTCTTTTACGTCTGCTCTTAGCTCTGAAACTTCATGCTCCATAGCTTCAACCTTCTGCCACATTACCCCTATTTTTACTGGATCAACTTCTATCATTGCTATGCCTTTTGTATGTATGCAAGCGCATAGTATGGTGGAAGATTTTGATTTGTACCACTTGTACCAGCAGTAGCATTAGATGTAGCTACTGTAATTCCTGTTGTTGCTGATTGTGTTGCAGAAACAAGATTGTTTTGTGAGCCATCATTTCTACCAGTTTGACCTGAATTTACTGCTGATTGATAAGATGGGCTTAAAGTATGAACGTGTCCAGGGTCAGTAACTGTAGAAGTTGCTGTATGGGTATGACTTACTACAATAGCATCTGCTGTACCGCCTGTTGCGCCTACAGCGTATGTATTACCAGCACCTACAATAAATGAATTGCGTAGATCAGGAGTTCCGTTTGTACCATCACACAAATACCATCCACTAGGAACTGAGCCTGTAGAACCTGACCATAAAATAATACCGCCACTAGGAATCGCTGGTGCGCTTGCTGGAGCATTTTGCAAAATAGGATATAGATTATCTAAAGTCTGTATAGAAGTTGCTGTAGCAGACTGTATAACGAATTTATAGCTATATCCTGTGAACATCCATATCTCGTATGGAACACGACCAGCAGAGTCCAAAACTATAGGATTAGCGTTAGCAACTGTTCCACCATTGTCTGTATAAGTAGCTAATGGAGTGCTTGTACCAGCTTGATAAGTGTAAATAAGACCACCAGCTAAAGGTACGCCATTATTGTCAAAGTATTGTTGACCTACGCCAACTGGGGATAGTAGAACTGATGCCATTATTGTTTTCCTAAAATATCATTAAGATTAACATACCCAGATTTCTTTTTTTCTAGGTTTTGTTTATGTAGTTTTTCTAATGCTTTTGCTTCTTTTCTTGCATAATGACCGCCAATGGCTTCATGTGTTGTTGTTCCAGCCATTCCAAAAGTGTGGCCACCAGTTAAAACTTCAGAAATAGCAGCTCCACCTTTTTTAATAAATTGTTCTTTTATTTTTGTTGGCAAACGTTTTTCAATGTTAATTTCTTGAACTTTTGCGCCAGGATAGCCAGTTTCTGTTTTTAAAATATGAGCTGCTGAATTGTAATCATTAATTTTAGACATTTCTTCTGGTGTAAACCAACGTGTCATTACTTCTTTGTTATCTCTTAAATATTTTGTTCCAGCATTAGGACTTTTTTGAAAAGCCTCATGCGTTCTATTTAAAAATTGAGATTTAATTTCAGATCGAGCTTTTTCTGCTAAAGGTTTTAATTCTTTAGGTGCATTATTAATAGTATTAAGAATATGAGTTGATTGATCTACTCCTAATCCAGCAATAGAATTAGGTATTTTTTCAATATCAACTTTTCTATTAATTTGATTTGGGCCTTCAGCATCTAAAATACGAGAAATACCATTAGGGTTTTCTAATGTATCTTTTTTCAAACCATGCAAATCTCTTGCTTCTTTATAAATAGAGCTTTTTGGGTCTAATGTTGAAATAACATCCTCATCTACAGCACCTTTTAATGCTCTATGCAATACAGCATTTTGTCTATCCCATACATTTGGTTCATTAAGCCATTTGCGGAATTGTTCTGCTGTATAACCATTAGACGGCAACATATTGCCATCTTTATCCATCATGCCTAATTGTTTTAATTTTGCATTTGCAGCATTAGCTAGTTTTTGATTGTCACCAAGAGATAATGTAACATCATCAGTTAATGCTGATTTAATGTTTTCACCTTTAACAGGTATATCTTTTGCTAATTTATCTCTTTCTGTATAAATCTTTTTAATAGCATCGTCAAAATGAGTTTCAAGTTTTTGAAAATACTCAATTTGATTGTTTCCACGTTTATAATTTGATGTTTCATCTAAGCCTGAAGTGCCACCACTTTCAGAAATTAAACGTTCTCCATAATTGTTTAAGGCTCTTTTTTCTTCTTTTAATTTTTCAGCAATTAAATTGCCTTCTGATGTATCAGTTTTTGATAATTGATAATCAGTTGCTCTTAATTTTCCACGACCTTCAATAACGCTAGGATCGACTTTAAGATTTGGATCAATTCTATGTAAAACTTCTGCTCTTGCAATTTGCTCGTCTTTAGGCAATACATTTTCAGCGTATTCAACAGGTGTAAAATCACGAGCCGCTTCATAAGATTTTGCTGTTCCTTTTGGAATTTCAGAAACAACTTCAGCTTGTGTTTGACCACCTTTAGCTTCAAATTGACCTTTCATTTCTTCAGGAGTCATTTTGCGTTCTTCTAAAAACTTGCTAACTGCTGGTATTGTTTTAGCTTTAATTCTTCCAGCAACTTCTGGTGCTGCAAAAGAAAGCGTTTGAATCATATTTTCTACGTCAGCTTTAGGAATTCCTGTTTTTTGAGAAATAGTATCGGCTTTTTCGCCAATATATTGACCAATAGCTTCCATTGCTTGTTTTGCCGCTTCACCTTTATAAGCAGCAGACTCTGTTGTTCCAAGAGCTTTTCCTAATGGATTTTCTAAAAATCCAGATACTTTGCCTGATGTTTTTTGTGCTTCTTCAGAAGTTTGTCCTAATGCTCTACCAGCAGCATAAGTAACGCCACCAGCAGCAGCCGGTACAACTCCATAAACAGTATCAGCTAAAGAGGAAATTCCTTCTGCTAATGGTTTGTTTGTTTCTTTTGCTTTGCCCATTGTTTGAGCAAACTTTTCCATATAAGACAAAGGTTTTTTGACTTCTTCTGTTTTTGCAGTAGTTTGAGCAGTTAATTGAGCAGTTGACTCGCCACCTAAAATAGCATTGTATAAAGCATCATTAGATGCTGGTGGTTCTTTTTTTGCGCCACCCATTACATTACTTACATAAGCAGTTGGGTCTTTTGTAATATGTCCACCATACGCTGCCAATGCACCTTCAACGCTACCTTTTTGTTTAACTAATTGTTCAAGATATGTTTTTGCTGCTTGCCTTGATTCTTTTTCATTAAAAGGATTAAATTCAATTCCTTGTTTATGAAGCATTTGTACAGTTTCAGGTATAAATTGATAAGAACCCATAGCTTTAGATTCTTTATTTAAAGCATATTTATCTTTACCACTTTCAACTCTTTTTAAACTATCAAGAATTTGATCGGTAATAACACCGCCACCAGCAGAGCTAGAAGATACAGCTTTTGGCGTTTCTTCCCCAAGAATTGCATTGTATAAGGCATCAGCCATTATAAAGTTCCTGTAGTTTCTAACTTCTGTAAGTTCAGATATTTAGTAGCTAATTCTTTACGCTTTTCTGGTGTTAAACCAGACTCTTTAATGTATTTAGCAACTTGAGCAGCACCTTCTTGTGGTGTTTTAGCACGATCAAAAATGTATTTCATTTCAAATACAGAATTATCGTTAGAGTTTTTATTCCACATGGACATAAAATGCTTAACGTTAGCATCGCCAAATTTTTGGGTAAACTCTCTTACGCCATTTGCTTGCATATTTTTATTTTCAAGATTTGCAGCGTTACGTCTTGCAACGTCAATTAATACTTTAGGATCATAAACTACAGAGCCGTTTGCATGGGCAAGTAATTGTTGCCCTGCAACACCTTCAACAGTACCACCGCTTGATTGAATATCTGCAATTTGTGCTTTAGCCAAATCTTTAGAAAGCTGTTGATATTCAGGAGTACCAATTTTAGCTTTTAATGTACGTTCAGCAGTACCAGCAGGGCCACCAAAGAAAGTGTTTTCAGCAAGCATTTCGGCTTGACCTATTAATTTATCGTAGTTTTGTTTGCTTGTACCAAAAGTGCGTTGAGTATTTGTAAGCTCTGTTCTTACTTTTTCACCATATTGGCGATCAGGTTCTTCACTAGGCAATTGCGCTCTAGGTTGACCAGCTTGCGGAACAGGGTAACTAAGTTTCTCAGGTTGACTAAATGGTTCTTGTGCCGTAGTTTTTGGTTGTTCTTGTGTTTCTGGTTTATAAGAAGAAGGCAATTGACCTGGCAATACACCACTTGGATATAATTTATCTAATTGAGCTTGGGCTGACAAATTTGCAGCTAAACCTGATGCTAAATAAGCGTGATAATCTAATGGAGTTCCTTTTTCTGGAATTTTAGCAATTGCTTGCGCTACTACGCTAGGTGGAGTATTAAAGTTTTTAGCATGTTCAGTAATATTATCAATAATATCTTCACGATTTAAATCTTTTTTACCTAAAAGTCTTTGAACTTGTTGTGATGCTGCCGCTAAATGTTTTTGTTTGTTTTCAAGTTCTGCTGTATTTGCTTGAGCAACTGCTTGTCTTGATGCAGCTTGACCAGCTTCAATACCAGGTTGCAACAAAGCCTTTTCTTTTTGTAATGCAGTAGAAGTGCGGCTAAGATCAACTATGTCGCTTAAACTCATTCCTTTAGGAGCTTCTTTATTGCCGTAAATACTTGAATCAATAGTTTGACCCATTGATGGTACTGAAACACCGCTTGTGCCGATTGCCATAATTAGTCCTTAACCAAGTGCCAAATTATTATTAATATTTTGACCAAAGCTATTAGTAGTTGTTCCTGCGCCTGTATCACCAAACATAGCATTTTGTCCTTGAATTGCACTGCTTTGACCATAAGCAGAACCACCACCTAAATTTGGATTTGCTTGATTCATACTATTTAATGCGCTGTAACCAAGCATATTACCTGCTGTATTAGCCACACCACCATAAATATTGCCTTGTGCAATTTGAGCACCAGCTTGAGCGTTTGCAGCTCCAATGCCTAATGAAGCTACGTTTGTGGCTGTGCCAATTTGAGCGTTTGCAGAACCTGTAGCACCAGCAAGACCTAATTGAGCTTGATTCAAATTCATAGTATTAATATTGCTTCTTTGAGCTTGATAATTGTTAAACGCATTTTGATATGCTGTACCAGCATAGTTTTGGGTATAATCTTGTAAAGCCTTTTGAGCATTACCGCCTGCTATACCACCTGTAGCATTATTTGCTTGTTCATTACCTAATTGCCCTTGTTGTAGCTGAAAAGCATAATTAGGGGCTAATTGAGCGTTTAAATCTTGGTTGCTAAATTGATTATTAAAATAAGCGTTATTAGAAGCAAGGTTAGATAGTGCAGTAGTTCCTGCTGCCGAATAAGGGGTAAATTGTTCAGAAGCCTTTTGACCAGCAGCTAATAAATTAGCTTGTTGCGCCATAGCGGCATTGGCTTGAGTATTGGCGGCATTTTGCGCTCCCTGAGAGGACATATACCCACCTATAACTGCACCACCTACTACTGCTGTTGCGACTGCTGACATTAAATTCTCCTTATAGCTAGGCTTAAAGCCTGCCGATAGTCAATAGTGATTTCTTCACCTAAATTGCCACCCTGACAGCCTTTTATAGCCTTTTTTGCAACTAAATCAATATCGTTATTATCTCTCAAAATCATGATTGAGTTAGGGTTTTTAGAGTGGTTTGTGTATCTTCCGGCTGGTGTGCGCTTTCCATTTAATCTAGCTGGAGCAATAATTTCACCAGATTCTAAGTTTCCTGTAGCAAAAACACCTTTTCCATCAATTTTTGAGTTTGCAACCATCATTTTATAATTGCCATGAGGCATTTGAATTTGATCTTCTGTGTTTTTAGTCTGCTTTCTAACTGTTTCATGATCAAAATTATATTCAGCAATAGCTAAATAATAATCAGCTACATCGCTAGAATGATCTAAAGTAAGCAATAAATCTTGTGATTTTTGGCTTTCTTGCCAAGTTATACTTTTTTCTAAAAATATAGACTCAAGTCTTTGTACATCAGTTTCAAACGTTGAATAGACGTTTTGCCATACCATTGTTTCATGAATATAGCCTATTTTTCGACCTGGCTTTGATACAAAAACTTGTGGGGCGCATAATTCTGTATGCGAGCCATCATCATTTACCATTGTGACTCTGCCAGCCAACATAATGTTTAAATGCTCAGTTTTTTGATAATGCCCTATAGATAATGTGCCAGCAGGAATAGTTACTTCACGAATATAGATATTAGGGCCAAAGCGATGCACTACAGGACAATCAACTTGCTCTTGTTTTAAAAACTCTTTTTCAAGAGTTTGCACTTTTTCTTCGGTAATTACTTGTAAATTAGACATTGTAATAAGGCACTTTATAAGGTTTACCAGCTACTGTAATATTAATAAAGCCCACAGGATTGCTAGGAAGCGTTCCTGTCCCTTTTGTTGCGTTTGTTGCGCTTGTAAAGTTCAATATATTCAAAAAATACTGTTGCCATGCCCTTGTAGGCATTTTTGTTTGTTCGTCTAAAACAGGTGTATTCGGGTAACTATTTGATTGACTGTTACCCCATAAAACATTAGCCATTAGTTTTCCCCTACGCTTGCTTTAAGGTTAGCGGATACGATTACAGCGTTTATAGGGTCTGTAACCACTACTTCATAGATTCGATCTCTTGCCCAACCCAATCTGCGCCAAATAATACGATTATTGTATTTTCCTGTTTTACCTATTGTTGACCAATGTTCATTTGACCATGTTGAGCCGCCATCTGATGACCAACGCAACATAGCTTGTGGGTTTGTAGTAGGCGTTAAAGCGTTTAAATTTTGATCTAAACCTATAATTATATCGTTATTAAAACCAATTAAATAAGTGTTTAATGGGCCAATAATTAAAGGATCACCTACAAGATTACCTTCTGTGTTTGATAGTCCTGTAGTTCCTACACCTGGTTGAAATTGTATTTGTAATTCGTCAAAATATTGACGTTGCAAGTCTGTAGTCAAATGCGGGCATCTACGCAATCTGCGTATAGCATCGCTATTATCTGTGTAATTGTTAGGGTCTAATTGGTAAATCTGACCATTTTGCCAATCGCCTACTAATACTACGTTTTGAAAGAACGCAGAGCAATTTGAGCGATGACGATGGTAATTGTTTTGAGAGTCTGTCCATAACCATTTGTGCCATAGTTGAGTAGTAATGTCATACACCCAAGTAATATCAAGGCTAGGGAATGTCACTACATAACACTCATGGCCTTCTAATTGATAAGTATAAGCAATAGCATCAGAAATGTTTTGGTTAACAAGCGTGTTTTCTACAGCATGAGTTGATATTCTTTGCGGAAAATATCCATTCATAATGACTATTTCAGCTTGACCACGATTGTTTTTAGCTACATAAGCAAAAGAATTGCCTAAACGAGCTATTGAATTGGCGGCAGCTAAACCATGCTGACTTGATGAGCCAGGAATTCTTTGAAAAGCAAATGGGAATGTACCTTGATCTGCCCATACTTCACTAGTTTGTTCGCCTAATAAATAGACTTGTCCATGATCGCAAACTAAAGAAACAAGGTTATCAGGCCCTGTAAACTTGCTTGCATAGCTTAATCCGTAAGTAATAGGGCTAAGAAGATTAGAAGCTGCCCATTGTTGAGTATTAGGGCGATTATAAACAAAGTAGTTATCTACAATATCTATTATTGAACCGCCTGTAAATGCACCATCTGAACTAGGCAATATACTAAAGTTCAGCAAATACATTGTTTCAGATGAAACAGTTTGTGTTCCATTTACAACATAATTACCTGTGTTGCCCGTACCTGTACCAAAAGTAAGGTTAAAGGTTAACCCTGTTCCTGCGCCATTTGAAGATGTAGCTACTGGATTTGATGGATTAGAAGTATAAGAACCAGCATAAGTTTGACTTAATGTTGTTGGCGCTCCAGGAGCTAGTGCAGTTACAGGAATACTAAATCCTGATCCTGTTCCACCAATAGAAGCTGCTGTTGCAGATAATATTGTTCCTGTGTTTGTAAATCCTTTGCCAGGTGAAGCCAATGTTACAGAAGTTATTGCACCGCCTGAAATTACAATATTTGCAGTAGGGTAAGTTGTTGCTGTTGCTCCACTTACATAAGTAAGTTGAACTCCTGTGTAAGTTCCATCAGTATAACTAGAGCCAGGTGTAATTGTTCCTAAAGTTTGAACGCCTGATGTAATTCCTGTAACAGTATAAGTTGCTGGACTATTGCCATAAACACCACCTAAAATTGTTACTGTATCATTTACAGCGTATCCTGTGCCTGCTGTTGCTATTGATTGACTTAAAACATTTCCAGAACCTAAAGCTGTCACTACAGTATTAGCTGTTACGCTTGTTCCTTGAATGGTTTGACCTGGGTAAATTGTTCCACTTGTGACTGCTGTTACAGTAAGGGTTGACCCTGATATAGAAGCAGTTATAACCCCAGCTACAGTAGCAGAGTTCATTTGTATAGCAGTTGCAATAGTTGCTGAATTATTAATTGTCCAAGTTGATCCGCTACCACTAACAATGACTGTTTCATTAGGAACGCCAATACCAAACAATGCTTGATTTGCAGCAATTGTGCCGCTAATGATTCTTGTTATTGTAAGAGTCGTGCCAGAGATTGTGCCTTGAAATACTGCTGCGCTAGGTGCTGAAATGCGCCATGTATAACGATATGATCCATCAACAATATAGACGTTTGTGCCGTTATCGCTGATTCCTACTTGACCTGTTGAGCTATTTAATTGCCCAATAATAGTAGGACTAAAGCTAGAATTTAAAACGTAAACGTATGGGCCACATACAACAACGCAATAATTACCACCGGAAACCGTTCTCATTCCACGAACTACTTGAGCATTTTGTAGCGTTACAACGTTAGTAAGACCAGGGGTAGGATATAAAGCAACAACGCCTCTTGCGCCTTGACCTTTAGTTGGATCAATTTCAGGTCGCCAATTGATGCATTCGGAATCATCTTGATAAATAGACGGAGCTGTGTACGATGCGCCAACAAAGCCAAAATCTGCCATTTATTTAACATCCTTATACGCTTCGCCATCACGGATTCTTCTAATTGTAGATTCTCCCACGCCATATTCTCTTGCAAGCATAGCAATATTCCTATATCCGACACGTTGACGAATTTCTAATACTTTATCTAAAGATAAAATACGTTTTGCAACAATTGGTTTGCCAAGTTTTGCTGCGCTCATTTTTTGTTTAGATTCTTCTGATACTTTTTTTCCAAGTTTATTTTTATTGCCAATACGAGCATAAGACATTTGTTCGCAAGATTCTTTAGTATGCTTTTTTCCTTTAAAAGTCATTCCCCAAGAAGATGCGCCATTTTTATTGCCTTTAAGGCTGGCTTTATGTTCTTCTGTGTGTTTATAACCAGATGCACCTTCGCCACCATCTGTGGCATTTACTAATTTAATCCCACGCCTGCGGTAAACATCAATGGCTTCCATTTCAGCAAGAAAGGCCAATTCTTCATCTAAATTTTGTGCAATATGTTCTGCAATAAATCCATGTTTAGCAACTACACGATGCCAATATTCATTACGACCTTTGCTTTGATTTAAGCGTGTGTTTTTTCCTTTTCCAACATAAAATATTTCGTTGGTATCAGCTTTTCGGTGTTGATATATGTAAAAGTTCATGGGGTTAATTATACACCACTTAAGATCAAACCTTAGCGGAAGAAGCCTCCCGAAAGTATCCACCCGGCATCACGTTGGCGAGAAGCCAACATAGCATCAGCAAACCTTGCAGATTGAACAGGTTTCATATTGATACGTTTAACAGTAGCTTTAGCTTGCGCTGCATAGGCATTAATCATCGTTATTTGCGTTGCACTAGCTTTGCCATACATAGGCATCAAACGTTCTGCTAGACACCATCTGAGAGCCATTGTGTAGCCCTGTGGAAGAATAATCGTATCATTTAGATTTGTGTAGCGTTGAAATAAATTATCTGTAAAGATGTGCATTTCGCCTTGCGATGGATTAGGCCATACATAAATGTTACCTAATGTTTCGCTAGGCTGATAATAAAGAGCTTTAGGCCAAGGCCCATTTAAAGTCTTTAAACCAATCATTTGATAATCTTCTACTGCAAGAATAGAGATTGGGTAGTCCAAGCCACCATTGACAATGGGTACACCATTACTATTTGTATTAATGCGTACAAATGCTGAATCAATACTTAATGGTCTTTGATAATAAGCTGTAATTGTTGTAGAGCTTACATTTTGATAAATATTGATTTGATAAGTTCCTGCTTCATTGACGTTATTGCCTGCGCCTGTGAGCATTTTTTCAATAGTTGTTCCTGATGTAATGCTTGTACCACTTAAAGTTTGACCTACATTAATTGCGCCTGAATTTATGCTAGTAACTGTCAAAATATTGCCTGCAATTGATCCTGTAAAACTTGCATTTATATCGCCAGTAGGGCCAATCGTATATTGAGTTTGTCCTGCAACAATAGGGAACACGATTTCATTTTTATAGAACACCATCATTTCTTCGTTTGACCATTGATCTACAAGGTCATTAAGCATATCAAAAGCATCTTGAGCGGCATCATCGCTAGGTGCTTCACCAGCTTCTAATGCGCCTATGTCTTTTAATGCTCTAGAAACAATGTCATAAGGTGTGGTCATTTTACATTCCTACTTTAAATACTTGAGGCTGCCAAGGTGGCACAACTTTGTTTTCTAATGCTTCTAATTGTTCTTCTAAACGAGCAGTAATATGACATTTGCCATCTTTTTGTGCTTCTTGTTTAATCCAACTTGCAACCATTTCTTCTGTTACTTTATCAAATTCAATCTTAGCACTAGGACAATCAAAATACCAATTACCTTCAGTTTCTACTGATTTATCTTCGTTTGATGCTGTAACGTGATAACGAACATGAGTAATCACACCATCTTTAGCAGAAACTTCTAGGATTTTCCAAGTAAACATTATTTAATAGCATTCTGAAATGGGGTTAAATCATTAGAACCGTAATATTCTGCACCTTTAGCAATTTGAATTTCAAGGTGTTCTTTATTACGCTTAACTGTATCTGCCCAATCTTCAGTAGTCATATCTTCAGGCTTGCCAGCGTTGAGTAGGTTTACGCTATCAAGTGCTGCGGAATAATTTTTTGCCACTTCTTGTTCAGGTGTTAGTTCTAACATTATTTATTCTCCAATGCAATTACTTTAGCATTAAGTTCTTTTACTGCGTTTACAAGATACCAAGTTAAATTGCTTGCATCTACTGACATTACACCAGTTGATTCTGTTTTAACGCAATCAGGAAGGATGGCTTGAAGTTCTTGGGCAATTGCACCTAGTTGAACACCTTTAATATTAATAGCGTTTTGTGGTTCTAATTCAGTTACTTCATCGGCTGTGCGGTATTCAAAGTTGCGTACTTGAATTGCGATAATTTTATTTAAACCATCGGTATTATCAACAATGTTCTTTTTGAGTCTTTGGTCAGAAGTAATAGACCATAAAGTAGAATTGTTGCCTTGATATACACCACCAGCATTAGCATAGATATATCCTGTACTTGCACCTTTTCCAACAGCACCATAATTTCCAATTACAACTTCATTAATTACTGTAGCTGAAGATGGGGTAGAATCAGTACCAATATAGACATTGGCACTTCCAGTAGTTAATGTGTATCCAGCTTGAAAACCTATTGCGGTGTTATTAGATGCGGTGGTGTTTGAAGTTAAAGCTCCTTCACCAATCGCTGTATTATAATTACCTGTTGTGTTTAAATATAAAGGTCCAGTAGCATTGAAAAAACCACCAACTGCAGTATTAGATTGTCCTGTTGTATTTGAATATAAAGCCCTATATCCAACAGCAGTTATAGAACCTGTAGTATTTGTATATCCAGCTTGATAACCTACTGCTGTACTATTTTGAGTAGTAGTGTTGGAATAAAGAGCTTGGTAACCAATAGCTGTTAAGTTAAATCCTGTGGTATTGCTATATGTAGCTTGATAACCCACCGCAGTATTCGTACTAACAGCACCACCACCCTTACCAACAGTAAGACCTGATATAGAAGCATCTACCGTATCAGTTTGTTGACCTGTAAAAGTCTGGGCAGCTAAAGTTGCTAAAGTGCTATTAACTGCTGGCACATTAAGTGAAAAATTGGTAGAAGGATTAGGGCCAACTAAGGCTGTTTGCCCACCCGCTGTTGCTTGAAAGACTAATTGACCCATGATTTTTTCCTATGGTGCTATATAAATTGTAGAAGCGGTTAATGCTCCTGTTGATGGATGATATTTTAACTTAGTTGAGCTTGTTTTTAAACCTGTATTGCCTGATGATGCGCTGACAAAAGTAACGTAATAATCGCTATTTGTTGTTGTATCGTCAGTAATGGCTACGTTTGTAGCGTTTGTTGCAGTAGTCGCAGTTGTAGCAGTTGTAGCTGATCCTGCGCTTCCGTCAATGTTTGTGCCTGTTAGACTAATTGATCCGCTTGCACGATTTAAAGCTATAGCAGTAGTGCCAATATAAACAGTAGAATTGCCTAAAACACCACTTGGAATCGTTCCTGATAGATTTCCAGCAGTTAAACTTGTTAGCGATGCGCCTGATCCGCTAAACCCTGTAGCTGTAAAAATGCCTGTAGAAGGGTTGTATTGGAGCTTAGTAGAGCTTGTATATTCCGTTGATAGGTTTCCGCTTGTTTGATTTGCAAACAAAGGATAACGAGTGCTATTTGTAGTGGTGTCATCAGTTACAGTTGCATAAGACGTTGGGGTAGTCCAAGTAGGAGTTCCTGTGCCTGCTGAAGTTAATACTTGACCTGTTGTGCCAGCAGCAGTAAAGCCTGTTGTACTTGAAGCAGATTGCCAAGGAATAGCTCCGGCAACGCCACCAGCTAGATTAGTAGAAGTCGTAGCTGTTGTGGCAGAACCTACTGAAAGCGTACTTTGCGCTACATATTGAGGAGCAGAGCCACTAGACGTTAATACATAGTTTGCAGAGCCAATTCCTAAGAAAGTCGTTGCGCCTGCGCCTGATTGATAAGGTAAAGAGCCTGCTAAACCACCTGACAAATTGGTTGCTGATGTAGCAGATGCTACTGCACCGCTTACGATTGAGCCTAGAATTGATGTAATCCAGCTAGGATTTGAGTAGCTACCAGTTGTATATACGCCATTTGTGACAGTTGCAGCGTTGCCTGAAATGCTAATACCCCATGTACCACTTGCGCCTGTTCCTGATGTGCTAGGTGCGCCAATAGTGTTATATGAGATTGTAGGGGCTGTAGAGCCGTTATAACTTACAGGCGATGCGCCACCAGTACCGCTTGAATTAAATGTAATGCTATTTGTTACAGAGCTTGCAGTCGTTGCTGTTGTAGCAGTTGCAGCATTTCCACCGATAGATAATCCGCTTGCTGTGCCTGTTAGCCCAGTTCCAGCACCGCTAAAACTACTATTAGCAGTAATGGTAGTACCAATAATAGTTGAAGCAGAAGAAGCCCCAATAGTTGTTCCATTAATTGACCCGCCTGTAATCGCTACGCTATTAGCGTTTTGAGTGGACATTGTGCCAAGACCACTAACTTGAGTATTGCTAATTGCAATAGAAGTTGTAGTTGCGCTAGTAATTTGACCTTGAGCATTTACTGCAATAACAGGAACTGCGCTTGCAGAGCCGTATGTGCTTGCTGATACACCAGTATTTGTAATGCTAAAAGTGTTGCTTAAAAGCGACAGTCCTGTGCCTGCAAAATAAGTATTTGCGCCTGAAAATTGCACCCAAGGCATTGCTGTTACATTAATTGTTCCAGATTGTGTTGCAGTACAAACCCAACCGGTATCAGCTTGACCGCCATTCAAAATGACTGTATATGCGCCTGGCACTTCTGACCAGACATCCATATCTGTAGAACGAGTCCAAGTTGATGCAGATGCTAAATAAATGCCGTTATATTGGCTAGATGATTGATTCTTGACGAGAACTCGATCACCAGCTAGGGTAGTGTATCCATCAATCGTTTGAAGCCCTGAGAGCGTTATATTTGTTGTTGTAGCAACTTGACAAGCAGCTTTAGGGCCTAAACCTTGCGCTACAGTATCAACATAAAACTTATTAGCAATATCAGTATTAGAGCTAGGTGTAGTGCTAATTTGACCTGTTGTTGCTGATACATTAGTAAAAACCCCTGTAGATGGCGATGTAGCACCAATAGTCGTACTATCAATAGTACTGCTGGTAATGGTTAACCCTGATTGAACAGGATTAGTAGTAGCGTAAAAGGGCATATTCTGCCCTATAAACGTATTAAACGACCCATCCAAGTTAAAATACGCTTGGACAGGCAGTAGATTCTGGGTTACAGAATCATTTATGCTAGACATAAATTACCTTTAATAGGCAATACAGTTAATTAAAACCACATCTCCAGCAGACATATTTGCAGCAGCGCCTGTTGTAACAGAATAGCTAGTAAATGTAACTGATGTTGCTGTGCTACCTGTTAGCTGTAAAAACAATGAGCTTCCACTTGTTACATCGGCAGCAAAAGCTAACCAACCATTAGGGGCTGTAGGAAGGCTAATTG